CTGCTTGTCTATCAGCTTCTTGTTGTGCTAAAAACTCTCTACGTCTTCTCTCTGCTTGTACTGCTGCATTCTTTGCTGCTGCTTCTCTAATAGCACCTATATCATCATCAGCACTAAGTTCTCTTGCACCAGTTAGTACATCATTAGGTCTAAAACCTCTCTCTATATCTAAAAATCTTTGTAATATGCTCATTGAAATCTACCTCCACCTGTTGCTCTCATACCTGCTGATCCAAAGGTACTATCTAATTTACTTTGTAAAGTATCTCTATATCTTTGTGTACCTAACTTTGCTGCAGCTTCAAATGCAATATCTTCACGTTCTTTTATATCATTTGTTGCTAAAAATTTTTGCCAATCATTTGATGTTTCATCAGGTGCTTGTCCTGTGATAGATTTCCATTCAGTTCTAAATGCACCTGCTGCAGTTTCATAACTTTTTACATTTGTACCTGCAAATTGTGTATATTTATTCTGGAATGCACCTTCTAATTCTGGAATGAATACTTCGTTATACCATGCAGGATTTGCTTGACCTTCTTGCAATATTGCTTCTAAATCATAATTCTCACTAGCACCAGGTCCAATCTTTGCGTCTATTGCTTTTGCTAAATCGTTTGTAGCTAAGATAGTATCAAAACTTTGTCCTGTAAGAACTGCTTGTACTTCTGGACTCACTGTATATCTAATACGATCGTTAACCATTTTGTCTAGTATTCTTCCTAGTTCACTTTCGTTAGGAATCTCACCTGTATTTACTAACTTAGTAAGACCTGCAACAACATCTGGATTTATTGTTTGCACACCTCTACTAATCATTCCATCAACAATACTTTGTTGTGTATTGAGAGAGTTTTGTGCATACTGTGCAGGATCACTTGCAAATAATTCTGCTGCTGCTCTCTCTGATGGTGTATGTGTTTGCCACCATGTAGTACGCTCTAAATCTGCTTGTCGTACTGTTTCACCTTCTAATGCTGCTTCTATTGCCACTGCTAAAAAATCTAATCTACCATCATCAGTTTCTGATAATATCCACTCACTATACTTTGCTTCTTCCATAAGTGCGTTTACAAGATGATCGTAAGGTTGTGCGCCTGGTTCTGCTGTATTAAATAATAATTGATTAGCATTACCAAAATAAAAACTATTGTTATATTCCTGTCCAGTAATATCTGTAGTGCCTTCTATAATATTGTAATTACTATCAACAACAACATTTGCTACTAAATTTGTACTAGCTGTTTTATCTTTTATAGCGTTGTAATCTGTAATTTCATAACGCCATGTAAATGCACCTGCTGCACCTTCAAATGCAGGTAACTGTGCAACTAAATAAAATTTACTACCAAACTCTGTTATTTCTTCCCATATCTCAAAATCTTTAGATATAGTATTAATTAATTTATTTTGATCTTTTTCTACTACTGCCATCTACTTTGTAAACTTCCCGCTAAATGTTCTTCTAATTCTATCATACATTGGATCCTCAACCTTTTCTTCTTCTGGGCTTGGAAACTTTAATGTTTTTGTTAGTTTATCTGCAGTTGTAGGTACATAACCAAAACCTGTAACCATACCAGTTTCAGCTACATCTTCTATAAGTTCTCCTGTCTTTTTTATAATTATATCTGTAGGTGTTATTCTCTCTGCTTTTTCTAGCTGTTCGTTTATATTTTTCCAATCCGGTGTATATTCATCTCTGTTAATTTTTGCACCGTATGGTTCTGCCATAACGTTGTACATGTCAATCATATAGTTTGTAGCTATTTTTTCTAACTCTGGTTTTGCTGCTGCCATTCCGTAAAACAATAAAACAGCTGTTTCATATATATCTAACAACTCACCTGCGCCAGAAAATGTTGTCCATCTTACTGACATCTCTGATAATTTTTTACTTAATTTATTTCTTACAGTATCTTCTAATGGCAATTTATTTACTATTTCATCTGCTTTATCTGTGAACATGCCTGTCATTTGTTGTAGCTCTTGTGCTTGTTCTGCTGTTATTTTTGTATTACCATTTGCATAATTTTCTATATCTTCCATGTCATAAAACTGTGCTTTTGTTTCATCGTCAGCTAAATTATCTAACTTATCTTTTGCGTCATCAGATAAATTAGATGTATCCATAGGTCCTTCTTCTACTATTCCTAACTCTCTTGCTAGTTCTAATTCATCTATTTCATCACCTTGATCTAAAAATTGTTCTGTCATTGCGTCACCGTCAGCTAAATCATTTTCTTCGAGTCCTAAATCTGCAATGTCATCATCTGTTATTTCTGTTTCTCCTTCTTTTACTAATCTCTCAAACTCTGCTTTATCTTCTCTGTATTGTTCTATCATACGTTTATCTTCATCAGATAAATCTGTTTCATCTAAGTTATCTGGAAGTGCATTAGAAATTGCGTCCATAGCGCCTGTCATGTTTGATTCTGGATCAGCTTTAAATAATTCACCCACATCATCTGGTGCGCTCATATCAAACTCACTATCAAGTGTTATATCAATAATATTAAAATTATCAAATTGTCTTTTTTTGTTTACTTCTAATATAAAATCTTGATTACGTTTTTTATTATCTTTTACAATTTGTCTAAGTCTCATAAGATCGTCACGACCTTTACCTACAGTTGCTTCTGCAGCTTTACCACGACCATAGCTATCAGATATCCATTCTGCATGACCAAATGCAAGATCTACTTTGCCACTGACAATATCATCTATATTTATAAACTGTGCTGATAAAGCGTCATCTGCTGCTAAAGGTACAAAATCACCATCTACAATAAATACTTTTGCATACACGTCAACACCTTTACTTGCTCTAGCGTCCCAATCAAACCTGTCTAATTTAGGTTCTAAATCAAAACTTTTTACAATATCTGATTCTTGTAAGCCAACTTCTTCTAATGCTTCTCTACCAATAAAATCTTCTAGTGTATCCATACCTTCTTCGTATATACCGCCTGGCAAAGCAAAACCACCTTGATGTGGTCCTCTTTTTCTTTTTATAAGCAGTACATCAAAGTCACCTAAATTATCTCTTTTTCTTATAATTACTGCGTCACCTGTAATTTGTTTTTCTGCAAATTTTTTATAAGTAAAATCATTTGTAACTTCATTTACTTCAGGAGAAAAATCTGGATTATAATATGGATCGTCTTTTGGATCTCTTGCCATTAGTCCCTCTTTACCATTTTTGCTATTTGATCACCTAGTAATCCGTACTTACCTTGTGGTTTAGGACCTCCAGGTATTATGCCAAAAAACTGTTTTACAATAGTCTCAAAAGATTTATAAACTTCTTCGACATCATCTTCTATAAATGTTTTTTTAGCTAATGCTTCTCTTTGTTTTTTTCTACGTTCATCTTCTAAAGGTGTACCTGTATCTACAAATTTAGGTACTGTAGTTGTAGTAGTGCTTGGTGTAGTAGTTGTTGTAGATGTTGTTGTAGGTGTAGGTGGTTCTGTTTGTAAATATTCTATTTCATCATTGACTCTTATTGTCAATCCTTGTTTTACATTTTTATCTGATCCACTTATGCTATCTAACATAAGAACAGCTAATGACTCATAATCTTTATTAGCAGCTGCTGTATACATAGCTTTTTTAGATATTGCACTACCTCTGTTAAATGTTGCAATAACCATGTAATCAAATGCTTTTTGATCTAATTTTACACCAAAATTATTCATACGATTATTAACTCTTAGTTGATGTTCTTGTAAATCATCTAGTAATAATTGTTCTGCTTCTTCTATTGTTATTACTGTGCCTGGTTGTACTGGTGTACCTGATGACCTACCTGTATGACCGTAGCCAATAGTTTGTACGCCAGTGCCATCGTCATACGCTTCTAATCTAAGTGTTTCTTTTTCTTTTATGAACTCAATACCTTCAGGAGATATTGTCATATCCCCTTCGTTATCCACTAGCCAACCTGGACATAGTGTCGAGAGTAGTAAACAGGTAGCTAAGATCATTACGTTCCTTTGTAGCTTTTTCTTTTGCTGCTACTTCTGCACCAAATAAACCATCAGCGTATTCTTCTAGACTAGCAGTTGGTGTCTCTGGAACGACAAGGTTTTTATCTGCACCAGGAAACATACGTTGTGCTAAATCAAAGTTCTTGTTATAATCTGCTACTGCTGTTTGATAGTCTTTACTACTCGCTACATAAAAATCTGCTAATGCAACCATCTCTGCTTCTGATAATTCTCTATCTATACCTATAGCACGTAAAGCACCGTCTATCTCTGTTTTTACAGCTGATGGACTAGGTTCTATAAATACTTTAGGTAATAATGGTGGTCGTTTGTATAACCTATCTTTTTCTGCTGCTAGATGTGTACCTATATCTGATAACTCATAGTTAGCATTTGTCATTGCTGACAACATAGCTGTTTGACTCGCAGCACCCCAACTACCTTGCTCAAAAAACCAATCATCGTAACTTAAATATCCTGCTTGTAATAAATCTGTTTGTACAGCTAGTCTCTCTTGTGGCAACATATTAAAACCTATTTGTATATGATCTTGATTACCATATCTATTTTTTACATCTTCTTCTGTAAGTGTTATTGTTTCTGCTGCCATGTCACTAGGTGTAAGTTCTCTGCCTTCTTCAAACACTGCTGCTAAATCAGGATTCTTATATACAGTATATCCTGGTGTAATACCACCAAACAAACCATAATTACCAGAAAACTCACTTTGTCCTAGTAATGTTTCTCTTGCTTGTTCTATTGCTTTAGCTTCTTGTGTTCTTAATACTGTATACCCACCATCAAGTTGACCTTCTTGTAATTGTACTAACTCACTCTCTGTAACGACTTTTTGTTCTATTTCGCCTGTTGCATTGTTCATTATTGTTATAGCACCACCTGCTTCTTTGACAGTTTTGTATGTGCCATCACTTATATCTTTTACTCTATCGTTGTATTCTCCGCTAAATTCATAGTTGCCTGGATCACCTGACATAATAGGTTCATACAATACAGTAGGTTCTGCTCTAAAACCTTGCTTAGGTACTTTTGTTCTACCAGGTTCAACTTCTCTAAATAGTTGCATTGTATCTTCTGGATTGTCATAATTTTTTTTGTATGCGTCATACTCATCTGTAGAGAACAACACAACACCTTTACCACCGCCAGGTTTTACTAATGCACCTATCTGTCCTGTAGAGTCATACCAATCGTCTAATTTATCTACTAAATAATTAAAATAATCTTCTGCTTCATCTGCTTGTATAACACCTGCTGATATATCCATACCTTTAAATACATCTAGTCTCACGTCCATAGGTGTATTTACTAACCATGTCTCATATTGTCCTGGTGCATATCCTGCAGGATTACCTTCTAGTTCTACTGCACCTATTGCGTCATTTAGTGCATTTGTGAAAACATTTTTTGTAACGCTTGTCATACCTAAACCAGATACAGAATCTTTTGATTGTGCTGTATCGTATATTTTTAAGGCAGTGTTTACTTTTGCAATAAATAAAGAATCAGATATGTTTTCTTTTACATAACCATTAAGTTCTGCAACAAAAGGATCATTGTCTGCTAATTGTCTTTGTGCAATAATGCTGTCGACTATAGATTGTTTATATTCTTCTGTCATGCTTCTCCCTGCTGCGTAGGCAAATAAGCGCCATATTCAACCATTGTATCATAATCATACTCTAGATCCTCTAAGAACTGTGTCCTCTCTTGGAATAATGGTAATAGTAAGTTTTGTGCAATAACATAGAAATCATCATTAGATACTGCTATTTGTCCAATAAAATCTCTAAGTTGCTGTCTCTCAACTAGCATTGTACGTGATGTACGCCAACCGTTAGATGACAAACCTTTACCTAATGATTTTTTTTCTAGTATTTCTATATAATCTAATACTTGTGCAACAGCTTTACCTGTTTCTGTATTACGTAACTTAGGACTATTTTCCCAGTTTTTTAACTCTTCGTATTGTGCGTCTAATGTACCACGCTGTGGTAAACCAGGTATTGATGTATCGAATCCTGGATATTTAGTTGCAGCTATATTTCTTTTAAGTGCTAATAATCTTGATCTTTGTTTTGCCTGGTATGGATCTGTAATGTCAAACTGTGCTAAAGAAGCTACTCTCTCTTCTTCCATAAAAAATTCACCTAATCTTTGATTACGTGTAGCTAACCATTCTTCTGGTGTTAAAGGTTCTCTTTGCTCATTGTATATAGTTCTTGTATATGCTTCGTAGTCAAAAGGACCACCACCGCCATTTGGTACTGCATAGAATGCTGTAAGTTTATATTCTTCAAATAACTCTGGATTCTCTTTTTCAAACTGTACACCACGTTCATCTACAGGTCTAGGTTCTACAACTATAGATTTAGGTGTAGCAATATCTAACGGATTAAAACCAAACTCATCTATAAAATATTTTGTAGCAGAATAATTATCACCAGGTGCAAATAATAAATTACCTGTGACTGGATCTTTAGGTGGTGTCTCTATAAGTTCTCTATATCTATCTGCAAGTATTTGCATAGAATATACGTTGCCTGCATTCTTAGGATCGCCTATATCAAATCTAGGATTTAATCCTGTAGGACCTACAAACTGTGAAAACATCTTTATTAAGGTAAGATTTCTACCTATACTTCTAGATTTCTCTAATAATCTTTGTTGCGCTTCTGGTGTCATATCATCTTCACCATTTGCTTTTAGTACTCTATATACATCAATAGTTGTATTAGCTGCAATACGTGATAACTCACCTGGAGGTGCGTCTTCGTTAAACATAAAAGCAGCACGTACACCGTTCTTTAACCATGCCGGTACACCTGCTTCTTGTATTAAATCACCTGGTGTTTTGACTGTAGGTAAACCATAAGGAAATAAAAACTTTTGTGTTTCTGTAAACTTAGGTGTACCTTCTAAAAAGAATGCTGCAGGTATAGCAGCTGTAGGACCGATACCTGGTACAACTTCTAATGCAATGTTTAGAGAACCTGCATAACCTGGTAATCTAACACCTACATTTCTATCTTGACCAAATATAGCGTCAGATACTAAATCATCTACTAATGGATAATAGAATATTTCTTCGCCTGTAACTTCGTCTTCTGATAAAAACCCTTCTCCTTCTACAGGACTAAATGGATTTTTGTCACGTGCAGCTTGTACAGTTACTTGACCTCTTCTTACAATCTCTGGATTCTCTTTTAGTAACTTAGCCCATGTAGATAGTATTTCTACGTATGCTTCACCAAATGGAAATATACCTCTAAGGTTGTAGGTAATCTTACTACGCTTACTTAAATCGTATAACAAACCTTGTAGTTCTTCTAGTGCTATAGCTTTTGCAAAGTTATCTACATATTCTGCGTCTACAATGTTATTGTCAAATCCTGCTACTGCATTTAGATCGTCTATAGCAGTGTTAAAACTTGTAAGACCATCGTTTAATTCATCTATTAATGCTTCTTTTTGTGCTAATAATGAGTCAACATCTATATCATCTCCGCCAATGTTTATTTGATCATCTATATCATCAATAAGTTTTTGTTGTTTTCTTTTGTATATAGAAACATCTCGTTGCATTTTTTGTATCATATTTGTATTGTCTACATACTCTCTACCTGCTTTTAAATCAGCTTGATTTAGTTCTTTAACTCTTCTCTCAAACATATCTAAATTTATTTCTGTATCAGCTTTACGCAACTTAACAGAAGGTAAACCAATATCTGCTTTTATACTTGCTAATAAATTTTCGTTAGGTATGTTAGAGTTTCTTGCACCACTAACTTTTATATTCTTGCCTTTTTTACTGTATGACTTACCTTCTAACAATACTGTACGCATTGCAGGTGTCATTCTAGGTAACAAGTCATATACAGCACGCCAGTATGCTTGTCTAAATACTGGTGACCTAGAAGCGTTATCTGTTCTTTGTCCCATAATCTCGTCAAACATTTTATTAACAAATCTCTCTATCCATTTTGTATCATCTAAAACTGTGCCATCTAATGGTGCAGTTACATACTGTGGTAAATCTTCTATGTAATTATTAAGTATTGTGTCATAGTATGAATTTGCTGCTTTTCTCATACTCTTGTCATCTAATGTTGTAAAACCTTTACCAAATATTTTAAATAAATCATCTAGATCTTCTATGCCATCAAGTCCTTGTCCTTCTTTTATAAGATACATAGTCTTACCTGCATGTTCTACAGAACTTGCTGCGTTCTTAATTTGTGCAGGTGTAAGCAATGCAGCGTCTGTCCATACACCTTCTGTTGCTTCTGTAGCAATATGTTTTAATTTACCTGTTGTAATCATGGCATAAAGATCTTCATTACGAGGTTTGTCTATACGTAATGGAAATGGATTTTTACCAAAATCTATATCTTCAAACTCTAACTTATTCATAAGATCTTCAAGTATTGTTACATCTTCGTCAAATGCACCACCTGCAGCTTGATGTAATCTTGCTTCTATAGATTTTGCATAAGCATATCTACCACCTGCTACAGACATAACATCTTCATATCTTTCACCACCTTTTGCATATTCTTCTATAACTGCTTTTGCTTTTGGTGATTTACCTTCTACCCATTCTTTTAATGCGTTTTGTCTAGCTTTAGGATTATTTTTATTTTTAAATAATAACTGAAATAAATCATCTTGGTATATTTTTGCAACTTCATTTGTCCAACTTCTTACAAACTTGTTACCAGAAGCTCTATCACCTGTAGTCATACCACGTATAGCGTCAGCTCTGTCTAATACATCGTAATCATGTGGTCCTGCTTTTTTACGCCTACCTTGTTGTTTTCTTTGATTACGTGCAGCACCGCCAAATAACTCATCGTTATTATTAGCACCACGCATACGTGATGATCCTTGCTTCCACTCTAAACTCTCACTTAATGGATCGCCTAATAAATCTTTAAACTCTACATCTTTTTGTGTCCATCGTTTTGCTTGTGCAGCTTCTTTACCTGCACCTGTAGCTTTTGCTAAACCTAAAGATAATATTGATAATGGTCTAGAAAATATGTTGTCATAACCTCTAGTAAACATACGTAGCTGTTCTTCACCTACAACACGTAATAACCATGCACCACGTAACAAAACAGCAGGTTTCCAGAACTCTGTGTAATACCAGTCAACTGTTCTACCAGTTATACCTTTTTGCATTTTTTTAGGATATTTAGCTAAAAAGTTATCAAATGCTTTTGTACCACCCATTTTAGATCTAAGTATTGACATACTATTCATAGCTTTTGCAAGCTGTCCTGCGTCTGGCATAGGTATAGTTCTGTTAATAAACTCTGTAGTAAGGTGTGCGTCAGGCATTGCCTTCATCTTGCCTTCTACTGTTATAGGATTCATCTTCATACCTGGTTGTCTAACATTGTCACCTGTATAACCATCTATAAAATATTTACGCATATCGTCGATTGTTTCTTCAAAAATACGTGTAAATGTTCTAGCGTCCTGTGCAGATACTTGTCCGTTTTCTACTAAGTCTCTACCTGTTTCTTCTAACATGTTTACAGCTACTCTAAACAAACCTGCTTGGTCTCTATTTTTAAGATTCATAGTATCTTTTAGTATTGAGTCTTTTGTGTTTCTATTTAGATCTGTTTGATCTAACCATTTTTTTATTTGGTCAAATGATTGTTCTATGTTTTCGCTATCTAAATAACGTAAAGGTAAGTCTTTTGTATAGGTTGCCATGATACGTGCAGACCTAGAATTACTATCCATAAGTGCTAACTTAAATACTTTTTTAGCACCAAACAATGTCCCGGTACCTGTAGGTACGTTTGTACCTGCTATAGCTTCTGCTGTGCCACCTAAAAACCTACCTATAGCACCTACTGTAGGTCTTACATTGCCAAATGGCATATCTTTAAAACCTATAGCTCTATCTAGTAAATTTGCCATATCTATTATTTTTTCGTCTGCAGTCTTTGTAAAATCTTGTGATACCTTCATAAACTCTTTTACAACGCCAGGATCTTTTATACCTGTAATATCCATAAATTTAGATTCTGACTCTATCTTTGATAAATACTTAACAAGTTTCATACCACCTGGATCTTTATTAAGATAATCTGTTACAGACTTAGGTGTAACAAAAGATAGTCCCCAACCTCTGTTTATCATACCTATTTCAGCTAGCTGTGCTTTAGTCATTTTTTCTGGATCTTTGAATCCCAGTTGTTTTATAAGATTATCACTAGGTCTTAATATTTTTCTACTTTTTGCTGCTGCTGCAGCACCTAATGTAAGGTAGTTAGCAGGATCTAAAAACAATGCTTTACCTGCGTCTAGTACACCTGATATAGCGTTAAATGCGGTTGTACCAGGTTCTGACACACCTAATGCAACAGTTCTACCTAATGAGATAGGTGTTTGTACAGTTTCTCCTGTACCTAGTGTTGTAGAAATATTAAACAAACCACTGTCTTCTTGCATATTTCTATCTATTTCTGTAATAGCAGAACCTAATTGATTTTGTATTATGCTTTGCGCACGTTGTTGGTCAAAACCAGATTGTATAAGATATTTGTATTCGTCATACATTTTACTGTTAGGATTGTCTGGATCAAACACTTCTGACTGTGGTAACAATCCATCACCTAAATTTACTTCTTTACCTTGTGCTAAATTCTTAAATACTTGTTTTACTGTAGATTTACCAGATTGTTTGTATGCGTCTGCAAATGACAAGTTTTCTGCATTGTCACCTATTGTTGCTGCAATCATAGAGTTTATAGGTCTATCTACTGTTGTTCTGTATAAATCTTCTAATGCAAGCAAACCAAACCTTACAGCACCTTTAAGTGGATCAAATATTTTTTCTATAGTGTTCTTTTTGTTATGTTCTACGATTCTTTGTGACAATGTATTTAATACTTCTGCTTCTGGTTTTACCTGCAACATTGTCAATGATGTAATAACATCTGGTGAAAAATTAGGATATAACTGTGCTATTGCTGTAGCACGTTCTGCGTCAGCTTTATTTACAGCAGACTGCGCTCTTGTCCATTGTGTTTTTCTTTGTCGTAGCTCTTTGTATAAGTCTTGTTCTGACTTAGGATTGTCAAAATGATATACACCCATTTTATCCGAATTGTTGTGGTGTTCTGTTTATCTTTTGTTCTGCAAATTGTAATAAACTAATTAACTCTTGTGATGGATTGATCTTTGCCATCGCTCTTATAAGCATTACATCATCAGGTTCTAATAACGATGATGATTCTTGTGCCATTGTAGACTGTGTATTTATAGGTAGGTCATCACCTCCTGCAAATATTTCTGCGGCACCTGCAGGTAATGTTTGTAATTCTTGTTGTGGTTCTTCTGGTGCAGCAACAGTTGCAGGTGGTGGTGTTACATTACCTTGTCTAACTTGATTAACTAAATCTGTTTCTTCACCTGCTGACTCTGTAACCATACCTCTAACATCTTCTATTGATGGTGCAGCACCGTCTGTTCTACGCGATAATTTACCTGGTCCGCTTACAGCAGCAGGTTTCTTGACACCACCTCTTCTACCTCTAGCTCTACTAGAATCCGTACTCATCAAAATCCTCCTCTATTGGTTGTCCAAAAAAAATAAGTAAACCGTTTGGTATGTATTGCACAACCATACCTGTAGGCATAGGTGCTACTGTAGGTTCTCCTATTTCGTTTTCATAATCTAATATTTCTTCTGAAGCACGTTGCCATACATCAATAAGAGAGTTCTCGCATATATCTGCAAACTTCATATTCATTATTTCTCTATCGTATGGATTAGGCATTTTGCGCACCTCCTAATAATAATGATCGTATATCTGGTGCAGCGCCTGGTTGTGCAACTGCTTGTTGTGGTTGATCACCTATAAGTGCAGCTTCTGCTTCAGGTACTTCTGGATCTTCTGCTGTATAAAATTTATCTAGTATAGATTGCATAGAGTTAGGATTTTTATATATCTGTACTAATGCCATCGTAGCTTTTGGATCACCTTGACTTGCTTGTACTTTTAGTGTTTCAAACAATGTACGTTCTGCTTCGTCTTTTAAGATTCTGTCGTTTATCTTTTGTACATTGTCTAGTCCGTCCATGTTTTCTTGCAATGTCTCTTTGTCGATAATACCTGCTTGTAATAATTGTAAGCCAGATACTATCTTTGTAGGTTCATCAAAACCTGCCATGACACCATAAACACGTCTTGTCTTGTACATACCTTGTATGTCTGTGCTAGGTGTATATTGTTCTGCAAAAGCAGTCCCCTTCATAAATCCTGCTAATGGTTTTTTAGTTGTACCGTTAAGTGCTTCGTCCATTTCTAAACGTTTATAATCTAGCTCTTCCATAGCTTTTTTAAGTGATAGCTGATATTCTTTTACGTTTAGATCAACTGAAGATAATAGTTCTTGTAGTCCTCTACCAGTTACAAAACTGTTAGGTGATATAGCGTCATCACTAACTGGATAACTAGAACCAACTCTTAACTGTCGTTCTATTCTGTCTATTTGTGTAAATAGCTGATATGGAATATTGTTTGGTGGTTTAGCTATTTGTGAACCAGGTGTAAGGTAATTGACTGCAAATCTACCGCGCTTGTAGTTCCCACTCTCTAATTCACCAATAATATTCGTCTCTGTAAATACACTGTCTTCCATAGCAATTATTGACAAAACATTTATTTTTGCCATAGCTGCCATTAAACCTAGTACATGGTCATACTGACCTGACAATCTGTCAAAACTAAATCTTTTAGATATAACAAATCTTGGTCCTGACTTTAATGGATTAGGTGTAAAATCTAATATTTGTTTTGTTTCTGGTAAGAATACGTATGTACCTTCTTCGTCATAAAACTCTACAAGTTCTGTACCATCTGCTAAATGGTTTCCCCAACTTCTTTGGTAACCGTCATGGTATTTAAACTTACTGTAACCAGATGGAAATTGACTTGACTCATCTACTGCAATCTTTGCTGCAGGATACATTTGTTTTATAACAGCGTTAGGTACTAGACGTATAAGTGCTAATTCTTTTGGATCTTGGTCTGGTCCGTAATATCCTGGAAAACAATCATAAGGATCGCGGAGTTCTGCATGAGGATATAACACACCATCAGGTCCCATCTTTTGTCTAATGATCCATACACAAAAACCATAACCAGGTAACCATCTAGCTGCCTGTGGCATTTGTTGATCCATCTTAGAATGACCATCTAATGCAGTAACAATACGTTCTAATTTTTCTGATTTGTTTTTTGCTCTGTCACTATCTGCGTATGCGTCTACTTTTATATCTGGCATACGTCCTAGTTTCTGTGCAAGGTGTTCTAGACCGGAGTTTATAAGATTAGGTATAGGTAAGTCAGTGTCATAGTTTTTTGCACCGTCACCTAGTAATGCGCCTATACCGTTAGCACCACCGTTCATAATAGAACGGACTCTATCTCTATATTCGTAATGTCCACTCTGTTCGTGCATGCCACGAAGGTCGTCTGTCTTAATTAATAATTCGTCAGCGGTATATACCATTACCAAAAAACCTCATTGTAATCACTTGTTTTATAATAACTATAACTAGGAGTATAGTCGCTATCTGCTTCTGCTAACATCATTTTTACACTTGTACGTATACGTTTCATAGGGAACCAACTAGCCATAACTAAGTCAGTTTTTGTTTTTACATTACGTGAATTAGAAGCACCTGCTTGTGAAAAATATAAAAGTTGTTGTCTAAATATATTTACTTTACGTTTTGTTGCAGCGTCTCCCCATGCTAAATTTACTTTTTGATTTTCGTACATACCTACCATACTTGTAACACCAAAGGTAGGATCCCATTTGTTTTTGTATGTCTGGTGTCCTTCTATTCTTACACCGTTAGCTGCTGCCCAGTTACGTATATCTCTATCTTGACCAATAGCTTTTTGGAAACCGTTTTCTTCTATAATCCAATGTGATAACCAATACTTGTCATACCATTCCTTCATTAAGTCATGTGCTTTTTTAATACCACCACCTTGATCATTTTTTATATCTACTAACCATATCTGTTGTGTTTGTAGGTTATATGCCCACAATACTGCTGCCTGGTATCCTGTACTTGCCGGATCGAGTCCTGCTATCAATGCAGTATGTGGCGGTATGTCACCTAGTTTTCTTGACGGATCTAAACAACTATCTACTGCTTCTGCTGTAAACAAACTCATGCCATCAGGTATAGCTTTGTTAAGATATACCATCTCAAATATGTTTCTACCACCTGTTGTCTCTGCTGCAGATAATTGTTCTAGTAACCATTTATGACTTCTTTTTTCTGCCCATAACATGTGTTTTGATTGGTCTATAGTTTCGTCTTCTAGTGGTACTTCTAGGTCATGCGCTCTATCTATGATAGATTCCCATGCTCTGTTATCTAAGAGGTGATGGTATAAATCGTCGGGGTGTTGCCGTGATCCGATAACGACCATACCTGTATGTTCTTCTTTTCTTGACTGTAGCGTTGTGGTCCACCAGTTTCTTGTGTTTTCTCTAGCACTAGGTTGCACAGTTGTGCCATGATCTTCGATGTCGTCTGCAATAATAAGGTCCGCGTCTCTGGAGAGAATTTTACCTCCTTTTCCAATAGCAACAAGAGTTGGTGACTTGATACCAGAGACTGTTCTAGTTGCAACAGTAAATTGACTGGACGACCAACTTTTTCCGCTTCTATTAGCAGGTCTAAATCCGTCCCAGTCTCCGTAATCTTGTATGAGTCCTTCATTATTCTCCAGGTGATCTAACACTGCGCCAACACTGTTCTTTGCTATATCCTCGTTACCACCGCACCACATAATACGTATGTTCGGATTCTTTGCAATCATATAGACACAAAAGTGTGTTAACAAGTCTGTCTTACCATGTCTAGGTGGTGACAGTATCATCAACCTTTTACCGTGTTGTATACTATCTAAGATAGCACTAATCCACCTTCTTTGGAAGTCTGGTGTCTCATAATTTTTACCTTGCTCTGTTAAAAAATAATCATCTCTAAATTTTACGAAATCGTCGACATCGGCTTCCTGTATCTCCCCCACTGTCGCTGCGGATCGTTTTTCGTATTCTGCTTCTTTTGCTTTATCTTCTAGATACGCTGCCATAGCTCGACTCACTGTTGCAGGACTGCAGGATAGTATATCCGATACCTGCTTTTTCGTCTTGTCCCCCCTCAGAATATCGTCGAAAAAATTTTTTTTCTTCATAATGGCGTAGTAGTCGCCACGTCGTTTCTGTACTTGTTCATCTACTTCTTTTATTTCTTGGAAATCCTCTGTAGATTTATTAGCTCTATATGCACGTTTTTTTGTGCGTTCCGCACACGTATCACTACAGTATTTTCTACGACCTTCTGGTAAAGGGACGGTGCAGTCTCCTGCTGTACAGAGTGTGTTTTTTTGTTTATTTGACATATCTATATGCTATAGTGTACCATATCGGAACAAGCAGTGTGTGCTTCCTGCCTATACAAGGTACACATGTTCAGGAATCGTTATCGATAGGTTAGACTAGCAGGACTGCCTTAGTCGTCCGTTGAGGGACCTTCCTCACATTTTATTTATTACGTACACAGAGAGAAGCAAAACTTGATCACTACACTTAATAAACTGGTTTGGGTTGGGAGTGACACAGGGTTAGCTATAACTATACGGTCGACTCGGCTCTATATAACAAGAATAGTGCGATAGCACTATATCTAGTAATATACCACCTATAGTGCCACTACATCTGGTATAATGTCCACTGGGGGTGTTACTAGATCGCAGTTAGCTGTTTGTTCCTAATTAACTAACTCAACGCAGGTGCAACTCCTGCCACCTCCACAAATTACCACGTAAATATTGACGTATTCATATACATTTTGGCACGCCGCCGGTTAAGGTATGGGGGTAAATATATACTGCATATATATGCCATGCGGTCGTATGTCGTGCTGTGTCGTGTTCTGTCCGCTGTTTGCGTTGTACTGCTTGCGCATGCGTTCGCCATAGA